CAAAGAATCAGAAGGCGATCCAGTTGAAAGGCTTAGACAAATGGCAGAAGAGGCCAGGGATTCAAGACCTGGCACGATTCTTAATAGTGCAGGAAGAACAAGAAGATTATTACCTGGTAGGTTTTATATGTTCAAATATCTACCTAAGATGAGAAATGAATTACCATACTATGATATGTTCCCAGTTGGATTGGTAATGGGTGTCAATAGAGATAAAGGATACTTTAGTATGTTAAACTTCCATTACATGCCTCCAGTATTTAGAGCTGAATTAATGGACGCAATATATCCGTTTACAATCTTCCCTAATGTACAAGCTAAAGATATTGGTACTTCTATTAGAGCAAGAGTTAATGTTCAAAGAATGAATTATAAGTTTATGAAGAAGAGAATGAACATGAGAAGTTTCTTGCCAATGTGGCATAGATATGATTTTAAAAGGGTTGTAGGACAGTTCTTGTATGTTCCTCCTCTTGGATGGGACACAATTGTTATGCTTCCACTAGCGACACCTAGGAAGAGTGGCATAAATAGAATATGGATGGATTCTCAGATGGAACGCCGTATGAGAAGAAAATCAGATAGAACTAAAGCAAAATATAAGAAGAGAACATAATGGACGCATCAGGCATTACAGTAATTGGATTATCCTACGTTGATTGGATATTATTTACTCTATGGGTATGTGTGATCTATATTGGTAAAAAGACTATTGATAAAAAATTCGAGGACATGAATGGGTAAGGCATTTAATATAGCCAAGGATATTTTTAATCTTGCCAAAGGTAAAGCATTAGAAAAAGATCGAAAGGGATCTGAGTCACTTGGGGCGGACACACCTGAAGGTGCATTTAATGTTGGAACATTTCTTAGTAAGGTCCAAGAAAATAATGGTCTTGCAAGAGCAAATAAGTATATGGTAGAGATCGATCCTCCTCAAGGTGGATGGGTCAATGCTCCAGAGGTTGTTCAGAGTCTTTCATTCTTTTGTGACAATGTCAACATACCTGGTGCAGCAGTAATTCCTGTTGACCATAGAAGAAATACAATTGGTCCATTTGATAGAAGAGCACAAGCAATAGTTCCATCAGAAATATCAGCAAGTTTTATGTTAGATGCTCGTGGAAGGAATTTATCGTTCTTTCAAGATTGGGTGTCTGCAATCGTTTATATGGGACCAATAGAAAAAGCAGCGGACGTTGTAGCTCGTGAATCGGACGGTGCAGTGTTTGGTGAGATAGCATATAGAAAAGACTATATCACTACAATGAGAATTAAGACTTATGACCTTGCTGCACAACATATAAATACACTTACGTGTTATGAAGTCTGGCCTTCACAAATTGGTGATGTGACATTAGGCTGGGCACAAAATGATGAGATAGCAAGAGTGACTTTAAACTTTCAATTAAGATCATGGGTTCAAGAGAACCATCAGTTGCCGGAAGGACAAGATCCAGCAGCTTATGCAAACAGAGCTCTGTCCCCAATGGAACAATTGTTAAGAATAGGTCAAGCTGGAACAGCATTGAAAGCAAGTTGGAAGAAACCACATAATGTAGGTGATATTATAAACATAGCATCTAACGCACAAACATTCTTGGGATCTTTCGGTGGTAGAAAAGGATAATAATGGAGAAATATTATGGCATTACCAACAATAACTCAACCTGAGTTTGAAATTACCCTTCCTGTAATTAAAAAGAAAGTAAAGTTTAGACCATTCCTGGTTAAAGAGGAAAAGGTCTTACTAGTCGGTAAGGAAGGTACCGCACAAGATCAGATGAGAGCTGTTAAGCAGATTCTGAAAAACGTTGTTCTTAGTCCCAAGAATTTTAATCCTGGTGACTTGACATCTACTGATGTTGAATATTTGTTTATGCACTTACGTGGTAAGTCTGTTAACAATATTGTTCAGCTGAAGTATAGAGATAAAGAAGACGAACAAGTCTATGACTTTGAAGTTGATATCAATGAGATTGAACCTACTGTAATAGAAGACAGAAGCTATGACATTAAGTTAAGTAATGGCTTAATGATGCAACTGAAGGATCCAACTATTGATATTATTGATTCATGTGGTCTGGATATGGAAAGTTTGAGAGAAGGCGCTGACGAAGTCGGTGAAGAAGCTCAAGAAGCCATGTTCAAATTGATTGCTAACTGTATAGTTAAAGTCTGGGACAAAAGTGAAGTGTATGATGACTTTACATTAGAAGAAGCTATTACATTCGTACAAAGTATCGATATAAAATCGTTTGAGGGCATTCAAGAGTTCTTTGATGGAGCTCCAAAATTGACCCATACTTTGAGCTATAAGAATAGTTTGGACAATGATAGAGATATTAAATTAAACGGTATCGCTGATTTTTTTTAATTCTGCTGAGCCATAATACACTGGCGAACTACTACGAACTTTGTTTCGCGCTGGTTCAGCATCATAAATATAGTATAACGGAGATCGAGAATCTCATTCCTTACGAACGTGAGATGTATGTTGCTATGTTATCTGCTCATTTGAAAGCAGAGAAGGAAAGAGCTGAACAGAGGAAACAAGGTGTTAAGCCTCCTCCTCGAAGAAATTTTAGACAGTTTAGTCGTTATAGACGCTAAACGCTTTTAATAGGAGAGAAACATGGCAGACCAAGATAGATTTCAAGGCGATATGTCTAGGAATGAAGTTGAAATAGACTTGCAGAAGTTTATGTCAATGGTATCGGAAATCGGTGAACTTAAACAAGAAATATTTGAATTAACAAATGATGATAGAGTCAACCCATGGCAAAAATGGATATTCTTTGCCAAGATGGTTGATGCTTGGAGAGTAATACCAAGATTATTCTTAGGAGTATATGTGTACTTACTTTACTACGCAACATTCTGGTTTATGGACTTACCCGAGCCTTCGATAGAACAATCTGGACTTATATCAATATTGGTAGGTGCTGGTGCGGCGTGGTTTGGACTATATGTAAATAGTGCAGCCAAAGAGCATGGCGATCAAAACCCTAACTAAGGCATAACAAGATGGCGACAGGTCTCCCAAATACAGATCCAAGAGAAGGTAGGCCTTCCGGTGCTGCTCCGGAGACTGATGCGCTCAATGAAGAAATAGCTGAAAACACTCTTAAGAGTGGTGAAGCAATTTCAGAACAACTAAAACTCATCTCTGCATTCACAGAGGTAATGAAAAACTATATCCCTAAACTGGGATTCATAGATGCACACACTCAAGCTCTTAAATTAAAACAAGATCAAGCATATAAAGTCTTAGAAAGTATTGATGGACACCTTACTCAGCAAGCTGAACAAGTTGAAGAAGTCCCTGAAGAAGATGATGCCACCCAACAAGAAGTAATAGGAGCTGCACTAGAAGATGCTGAACCAATTGAAGTATCTGAGGCTCCAGGAGAAGAAGCTGAGGACGCTAGAGAAGATGGTGATGCTGACAAAGCAGATGCCTTAGACGCTATAGCGGATGATGTAAATGCTATAAAAGTAAAAATAACAGAAGGCGAAGAAGATAAAAGAGATCCAGGAGAAGAACCTTCTAAAGGCGACGGCAAGGAAGGTAAAGGCAAAGAGAAAGAAGCTAAAAAAGCTACTGGTCCAATAATGCAAGTGCTAAAAAATATTGGTAAGATGTTTAGTGTTGTTGGCTTGATAGTCATGGGACTAGTTGCTTCACTACTTACTGGATCTTCTGGATTGTTTGATGCTATTAAGTCATTGTTTAACTCAATCATGGCGATCTTTACTCAAATAGTTGGCCTTATGATTGAGAAGGTGCTACC